ATAGTTGTATTAAAACCTGCTGTTGTTTGAATAGTCCCGTCTGGAAATTTAAGAAATGCTCCATTCTTCAGTGTTATATTATTACTTATATCAACATACTGTGAATCATGAACTATAAAATTTACTGATATTTCCACGAAATTTTTGAAATATGTTTGTATATATTTATTTGCTGTTGGGTCAGTAAGCCAAGTTGCCATATATGATATGATTATATAATATATGGTTGCTAAATTTTATTTATAATTATGTTAAAAACTGATAAACAACTCCTACGATTTCAGTTGGGTCAAAATTAACCTTACCATATAGATTTATTTCTGGCACACCAATAGCACTCGTAAGCTGGTTTCCAATATTAATAACTGTTGCTGTTTGTCCAATATATAATCCTGTTAATGCACTTGGTGTATCTACGTAATTCGTTATTATTGATTGACTTGTTACTCCAAGTGTGCTTATTTGAGTCCCTGAACTACCAGTTTGTTGAACATTTATAGCATTATTTTGAACTGTTATATTATTTCCTATTACTGTTTTAGTTGCTGTATTGCCAATATTTAACTGTGATGTATTATCAAGTGAATCCACTAAAGACGCATACATAGTTTGAGTTTTTATTGTAGTAGGCTGAATTTCTGTTTGAAATGATGATGATGTTCCAACTGATATTTTACCACCTGATGTTCCATCTAAAGTGATTCTTTGAAATCCATCATTTGTATGAACTTGTAAGAATCCATCAAATTCTGTATGTTTATTTCCTCCTACATCCGTGTAGGCAGTTTGATAAGCTGTTTTTCCTTCTACTACTACAAGGCGGGGTTCTAAATCTGCTATAACTGCTTCAGCTGCCGCTGTTCCTGCCTGTGCACCGGAAATTGCTCCTGCCTCTCCTCCTGCGGTTGCTGCTGTTGATGCTGATACTGCTGCTGATGCGGCTGATGCTGCCGCCGCTGAAGCCGCTGCTATAGCCTCTAATGTAGATTCAGCTTGTGAGCCTTTTTCACCTTTTGCACCTCGTTCTCCTTGAATTCCTTGAATTCCTTGTGGAATTATAAAATTAAGAATTGCATTTGATGCTGTTCCTACATTTTCAACATATGCGTTTGTTCCTGCTGCACCTGTTATTGTGCTATTTACAGTTACGGTTGCATTAGTTCCTGCTGCTCCCTGATTTCCAGTATTTCCTTTTTCACCTTGTGCTCCAGTTGCTCCAGTATCTCCCTTTATATTTGTGCTTACAGCTTGAACTGTTAATATGACTGATGCTATAGCTGGTTTTGTTGGACTGCTTCCAGCAGTTTCATATAATAATTGCATATGAATATCACTTGAACTCCATACTAATTGTATATAATCATTAGCATTTAGTGGTAAAATATAATTCCACGCTATTATTTGTCCATTAGAATTTCCAATATTTTCTTTACCTGTTGTTGAAGCAATATCTACACCATTCACACGCAACCAGATATATATTGTCCCATTGCTTCCTTGTGTTATATTTGTTTGTGCAGAGAACTGAATATTATAAACACCAGATAAATCTACCTGTATTTGACTTGTTGAGCCTGTTTTATAATGAACCTTATTATTTGATGCATCATAATTATTAAAAGTCATAAAATTAACAGCATTTGCTGAAGGATTTGTTTGGGTTTGTAAGCTCCAAAAAGAACCCCAACTTGCGATTCCCAAAGCTCCATTTCCTCCTACTATATTCAAATTATTTACATATAAATTTGTGAAATATCCATCTTCGCCAGTTATTGTTTGAGCTGTTACAGAATTTGCGTTAATATCAATAATACCTGATAAAGTATTATCGTTAGAAATATATCCACCCGATAAGTTATTATCCATTTATATGTGGTGAGACATTTTATGTTAATTTTAAGGGTGCTTGATTTGTTATATATCTTGATTCAGTATCATCATCTTCTAATTCAAACTGAAGTATTAATTCATATTCTTGGACATTAGCCATTGCTATTCCTGCATCATTATAAAATCCAACACAAATATTTGCATTTGATGGGATACTTATTTCAACTCCTGCTGTTTGTGTAGTATCCATTTCTAAATACCAATCTGTATTAACTATTGGGCTTATAACTGGTTTCACGATTCCTAAAAGAACTCCATTTAAAGGGTTTTGACTTATTGAAGTTAATCCACCTATGCGAACAGTTCCTTTATTAGCTGCCCAAGTTATTCCTGCTGCTGATGTAGATACAAGTTGTGCTTTTACTCTACATTTAGCATTAGTATTTAAATATCTTTTAGCATTCATAGATGTAGGAAATACTGTCTCCCAATTAACTAACCATCTATAACAATTTAAATTTCCTGTATCTATTGGTTTCAAAAATCCAGAGGTTGTTTTCGTATTCAAATACAAACTATAAATTCTCATCTATATTTTAGTTGGATATATTTATTTCTATATTATCTTCTATTTCTGGATTTACTGCAACTAAATTTCCAGATAGGTCATATCTATATAACATCTTGTTTTCTATTTCTGCTGCTAAATCTGCTGCTTCTTTACGCAAGTATTCTGCTGTTTCATTTATTTCTTCTTGACTTGATTCCATTTTTGTCATTACAAATGCTGTTTTTAATACTATATCATTACCATATAAGCGTTCAGCTTCTGCTTCTATCTTCTCTCGTTTCTTCTTTAGCAAATACTCCATGTATATATAAATGAAATATAAAAATCGGCTAAAGTTTTACTATATTTTCTATTTAGTATATATATGCCCGTAGTTGAAAAAGTTAAAAAGCCTGTCCCTATTGAAGACTCTCCTGCAGTTCCAGAAGATTTATCTATTGAAAAACCTCGCACTCGTAAGCCACCAACTGAAGCAATGAAAGAAGCTGGAAGAAAAAATCTGGAAAAAGGTAGACTCGCCCTACAAGAAAAGAGAAAAGCTACTGTAAAGGAAGAAAAACCACCTACACCTTTGAAGGTAGTTGTTCCACCTATTCAGGAAACTGCCCCAATTCCTCCTCCTTCTGCTCCTCGTCCACGCTCTCGTAAAGTTATTTATCAAGAAGAAAGTGAGAGCGAAGATGAAGTCATTATTGTAAAGAAAAAGAAGAAGCCAACAAAGAAAGTCATCTATCAGGAAGAAAGCGATGATGAACAGCCTATTATTAAAAAGAAGAGCATTCCTGCAGTGGAAAGAAACCAATCTCCTCCTCGTTATATCCAACCTAGTGCTGTTATCAGGTGGATTTAAGCTAAAAATATTGATAAGAATCATTTAAAATTTGTTTAGTTTTCTATATATTTATACTATATTTAAAAGAAAAAAGGATTTCAATAATAATTGGCTACTAAAGTTATAAAATATCTTGAAAATGATTAAGATATTTTACGAGTATTTCCTGTAGGGTCAATAAAAGAGAAAATATGTTCCCTTATTTATAAACTTATTGAGATTTGTGTTATATTAATAAATTCCATCCAATCCTTCAATCCATCCAAATCCTCCAACCCTGAAACCCTGAACCAACCCTGAACCTTACTTACTTCCCTATTTCCATTCTAAATATTATATTTCCTTACCTATTTCAGTGTTAAATAATAAAATAAGAATAAGAAAGAATATCATAGTTTCAGGGTTTCAGGGTTTCAGGGTTGGAATAGAAATTGGATGGATGGATGGATGGATGGATGGATGGAATTATTAATCCATTTTTCCAATAATCCATAAAAAAGAATACAAGTTTTAAGCAACCCTGAACCCTGCAACCCTGATTCTTATTTATTTATAACTTCTTATAGTTTATAATGTTTTTTCAAGGCAGGAATATCAAACTGCCATTTCTTTTTACTATCATCACGTTTCATCCCTGACACTTTAAGATTAGCAAGTTTGCAACCAAACTTAATATTATTAATGGTATAATCAATATTATTTGCTTCTTTCCATTCATTAAAATCCAAAAATAACTGTGAATTTTCTTGGATAACTCCTTTTTCAAACATGTATTTTGTAGTAAAGGCTTCTAACCATATATCAAGGATATTTCTGTTGGCATCTTTCAAGTTATTTTGATAAGTAGTATTTGGAATAGAAAGCATACCAAACTTATCCATATCTGGGATTTTTTTGAAATATTCATATATATTTTTTACTACCATATCATCATCAAGATATTCATTCATTTTTTGAAAATAAACCTTATCTCCACATTTTTCATCACTACTACGAATAATTATATTACGTCTATCATCTTGTGTTGTTGTTATAGGGTCTTCTTTATTTGTAGTATTAATAAATCTATGATGCGATGTTATTTTGAATGGAGTTTGATTTTTTCCATTAATGATTAGGGAACTATCTGTAACTAATCCCTTAAATTTACCTTCTGCTTCCAATGTATCTTTTTTGGATAATTCATTTAAATTTACAAGAAATGAAGACATCATCATAGAATTAAAATTTCCCCATACATCTCTTGATGGGTCTGTAGTTTCAAATACTTTTTCTGTTCCTAACATTCTTGATAGAAGTTTCAGTAATGTTCCTTTTCCAGCACCCTGTTTTGATATGAATGTTGGAACAATAGATTTTACAGCTGGAAATTGAATCATTTGTGCAATATATTTTACAATATAATCATAAACTTCTATTTGATGGTCACATAATATTTTGATATGATTTAATATAAATTCAGTTTTCTCACAATCCGGATTAAATGTAAAACCTTCTACAATCTTATTCTCAAATGTAAATGGAATCCATAAATTGAAATAATCACTAGGACATTTACTATTATCAGGATAAATATCCATATTAGTAAATCTACGAATTGCAGGATTATTTGTAGTCCATTTTTTAATGAAATTCTCTGTTTTTCCAGTATTTTCATCAAAATATTCCATATGACAATAGGCATCATTTAATAATTTTGTAGACATTACCATAACATCATTCTCACGCAGTTTTACATAACATCCTTTTTCAATAATTTTGAAATGAGTTTTTTCAAATTCTGTCGCAAAATAAGGATATTCATGAACATCAGTTGCGTTAATAGATTCTATAGGTTCAGCAATAACCATTTTATTACGTTCTTCAATAATATCAAACATTATATTATCATTTGAATAATCCTTGAATTTCATTTTTATTGACAGCCCAGTTTTAACTTTGATGATAGTATTCAAATCATTAATTAATGCATCTTTATCAAATGGTTTATCTGGTGGTGGAATACATAAACCATCATATTCTAAACCACAAATAGTGGGTTTTATAATTTCTCTTTCAATTAAGAACTCATAGCAAATATATAAGATATGATTCTCTATAATTTGAAACCAATAGGAAATAACACGGCATTCTGTTTCCCATTTTTCCTCATTATTTTGCTTTAATTTCTTTACAAGAGTAGGATTAGAAGAACAAACCTTACGCATAATAACTTTACATTCATCCTTATAATCTTGAATAAGTGGGTGAACTATTTCTTCGTTTTTTATTTTTTTGGGTTTATATCCCTTTGATAAATCGCCTTCTGCTAAATTTTTAACCCAAGTTTTAAAACCACCACCATATATCATCATACAGAAACAATATTTTATATCATCATCATTTAGTTTTTTATCTTCATCTTCTTCATCTTTATCTTGATAAAATTCAATTAATGTCTTGCAAATTTCATCAAATGAATAAGCATATTTTTCAAATGCTGGTAATGGAAATTTATTCAATTTTCCTATTTCAATCGCTATGGATGGATGTCCCTTAACCATATCAAGGTCTAACCAACCTAAATATTTGAATAGTGTATGTTTAATAAATTTGGCATGTGGTATAATACTAATGTCCTTATCAGGATAAAATCTTCCTAACCCGTGTCTTTGATTATGAAATACTGATAACTGATTATTATTTTTTATATTACGAAGAATACAAGAATCTAACATAGTTTTCATTTCTTTTGTAATTTTTGGGTCTTTACTATCCATAAAAAGTTGTAGCAAATATTTATCAGTAGGTTCAATAAATCTAGCCTGAAATAAGGGATATTTTGGAACATTTTTAAGAGTGATAGTAAGCTTGTCAAGAAATGGTAGTGTAGTCATTTTCCTTCTATATGTTATATTAAGAAATAATTCTATATTGTTTCAATTTTATACATTTATAAAAAAATGTATAAAAAAATGCCTAAAGATTCGCCACCGATTAATTCAATAAAATTGCCAAGAATTCCTTTTGTGCAAGTTTGAAATGATATTTTCGCTTCATATATGCTTTCAAATAATCATTATATTCTTGCTTATTTGTTTCACGCCAAGAAATTATTGATGTTTTAACTTTTGAATATCTGCCTTTCATACTAATATATATTAAGAAATTCTTTCTAAATAATTTCAATTTTATACACTTTTAATATATGAGTTAGAAACAGACGCAGATGAACCCATTTCTTTCATATCTTTTGCCAATTCCTGATTCACTTGAATAGTATCGCCATATTTATTTGTCAAATAAACCTTGCGGAATCCATTAACACCAATATTCTTCTTATCAGGGAATATTTTATTGATTCTCTGGTTAAGTGTTACAGAATCCAAACTTTGCCCACGTCCATCAATTAAAAGATAATCATGGGTATTAACTTCAATCCATTTTTTCAAGATAGACATCAAAGGTGTAGGAATTGCGAGAGTTTCCTGTCCATGACTACGCACAGTCTTGAACTGATTAAATACGAAGCATTTATGTTTATAATCAATATAGTTATCTTTATTTTCATCTATATCACCGTGAATCTTGAGTGCTGTAAAATCCAATGCACGACGTGGGCTTATGAGCTGTCCTCCATATAAATTTAATATAATATAAGACTGAAGACGTTGTAAATCTTGCGATGTCTTTGTAGCCTTCTTATAAATAAAAGATGATTCATGTTTTAATTCATCAAGTCTCTCTTTAATAGCATCTTGGGTAAGCCAATTAGCTCTTTGTTTATCAGTAAGTTCTTGTTTATCAATATCTGTTTCCTTGTCCTTTAAGTCCTTTAACATCATATTTCTATATGCTTCATCTTTATCAGTGCATACAACAATAGCAGCTAACATAGTAGCACGTCCTTTTGGTTTTAATCCATTTTTAAGATATTCAATAACATCATCTTTATGTGTAAGTAATTTATCAGTATTAATTTCTTCATCTTTTGGAAAGACTTGCTTGTATAGTCTGCGAATCAAACTGCAGTAAGTATTTACAGAACTCTGTGATAATTTTGGGCGTTTTTCTCTAATAAATTCTGCTAAAGTCATTCTATAAATTATCTAAAGATTATATTTCTGGAAAAAGAAATTTAATGTTGATTATTTCTTTGTTCAAATTGTTCCCACAATTCAATATATCTTTTTTCTAAATCCCGTTTATTTTTTCTTACAAATTTCAGCTTTTTTTTCAAAGCTTCTTCTTCTTCTAAAAAAAAGAATAATTCCTGTAAAGCCTGATTTCTTACAGTATGTAGCCAATCACAATCTAAACAACAACTTGCAAACTGGTTGTGTAGAATAGGTTTAGAACAATAGAGACAAGCCATTTATAAAATAGAATGAGATTTATTTTTAAACTTTAAACCATAAATTTATCTTTTAAAGAAGTATATAAATGGGCATCTATTAATCCTAATTTTGGTGCTGTATTTACAAATCTTCCCTTATGTTTTTGGGTTAATCCAAGAACAGAAACAGGGTCATTCCAAGTTCTAATATCTGTTTGATTCTTTGGAATAGTTTTAAAAGCATCAGTAAATGCAATAGCTTTATTATGTGTTACTATCTTACCATGTGCACCTGACATCTCACTCAATGCACCTCCAAGTGAATTTCCAAATACATCAGCTGGTTTACCATATTTAGCTTCAACTTTTTTAGTTAATTCTCTCGCTTGTTGAACACGAGGAGCATATCTACCAAGTCCTAAAGCAATCAGCGGGTCATCACGAACCCAGTCTAGAATATGTTTTGAACCACGAAATGTAATATGTGGTTTTCCCATAGCATCCAGAAAAACCTTGCTGTTAATATTTGATAATGTAGGGTCTAAAGTATAACCGGATTTCAGTAAGGTATTTTTAGCTACATTTGTAGGTTCATAAGATGCTTTTAGCAATGTTTTCAGGTTATCTTTTTCACTGTAACCGTTCATATAGAATATGTAAATATAATATAAATGGCTAATAATTTTATACAGGATAGTAAATCATATTGTCTATCAACACGAGGTAGCGATGCAACAGTGCTAAATAGTGATACAAATTTTAAATCATATGTAGCATTTGATATTCCCGATTTTTTAACTCCAGATGATTCAATAGCCTATGTTCAGGTTTCAATACCATATATAGTTATTCCAGTTTCATTCTTTCAAATAAATGAAACAAATAATATGTTAGAAGTAATAGAAAATGGAGCAACACAACAATATTATTTTGAATATGGAAATTATAATGCACAAGAATTTATGACAGATTTTAAGGTGATTCTTCCAACAAGATTTAGCATATCAATTGATTTAGTCAATTCTAAATTCAAAATAACAAATAGCACATATAATTTTACATTTACAAGTAATTCAACAATTGATTATATAATGGGTTTTAGCGAAACAATTACATCAATATCAAACACACTGTATATGAGTCGTGTGTATAATTTCTTACCAATTCCAAGAATTCTATTACATTGTCCAGAATTAGGAAATGGTTCAAATTCACAGAATGCAGATATTATTTTAGCAATTCCAAATAATTCTAGATTAAATTCACAAATTGTCTATAATGCTCCACAAATATTGACTTTAGTAAAAACTGAACAAATTACAAGACTAACATTTAAATTAACAGATGAAGGTGGAAACCCAATAAATTTTAATGGTGTAGCAAGTTTCTGGACTGTTCAATTGGATATTTATAGAAAGTGGATTCCAAAACCAGAAACATTTGGTAGTTTAGTAAAAACAAATAATCAACAGGTTGTTCAAAAAGCAATAAAAGATGCGGTAATCCAGAAATAATTTGTAATCATATAATATAAATGGCACTTCCTATCCAATACGCTATTCCCGAGTTAATGAAGTTGAGCGAACTTGATTCAGCTCTCCCTGATGGAACTACCAGCAAGACAGTCCGTGTTACACCTTCTAACTTGTCTTCTATTGTTTCACCTACGTATACTGCTCCTGCTGCTAATACTATTATGCCTGATTCTGCCTTTAACTCGCAGAATGTGCAGTTTGATATTCCTTGCCTTACAAATTCTTGGATTGATACACGCCAGACAACCATTTCTTTCCGTGTGAATTATGAGGTTATTTCTGCTGGTGTTACTTATCAAGTTGCTGCTCTTCCATCTTTACGTGGTGGTGCTTTTTCTTTCTGGGATGGACTTCAAGTTCTTTCTCCTCAAGGTTCAGTTCTTGAATCTATCAGTGAGCTTGGTTTAGTGTATAATGCTCTTACACAGCTCCAAATGTCAAATAGTGACAGAGATGGAGCAGCCCTACAATTTGGAATGTATGCAAACGGTGGTGACAACGTTGTAAAAGGACATACTCTTCCATTTTTAGGAGCAGTTGGTGCTGATTTAGCAGCTACTAATAATGTTACATATTCTTATTCTTATCCTCTTATCTCAAGTGTCATTGGAACTGGAGCTAGTAAGTTTTTTCCTATTGGTTCTATCCCAAAATTACAGCTTATTCTTACTACTACTAACATACTTCCTATTACTCTTGTAACTCTTACTGCTGGAACTGCTGCTACTTTTAGAGTTACTATTAGCGATATTGTTCTCAATCTTCAGTATGTTACTCTTCCTCCTTCTGCTACTCAAATGATAGAAGCTTCTCTTCATGATGGTAAATATTATTTACAAGGAAATACTTGGCGTGTGGCTGCTTCCACTCTTTCTGCTGGAAGTGCTGGTTTCTCAAGCATAATTGCTGGTGTTCGTGGTTCATCTGTCAAATCAGTTCTTTATTCTTTTCAAGAACTTTCTTCTACTCGTTCGCCATTTGGTAAATATGATTCCAAAAATCCTATTGCTCAAACTATCTGCTTTAATGCCAACTCTATTCGTTATCCTTCGCTTCCTCTTGAAGCCCTTCTCCATCCTGCTCGTGTTATGACAGAGCTTCAACGTGCAGTTGGTTCTTTCAATTCTCCTAATCTTAAGAATGCTTATTTACCTGAAAGATTTTGCAGACTTCCTCTTGGTGGTGATGCTCAATCCCTTACAGCCAACGCATCAACTCAAGATTATTATTACACAGTTGCAATTTCTACAGCTGGAAATGCTCTTACTGATGTTAATAATGGACAATCCAGTTTCTTCTTTGGTGTTGATGTTGAGGATGTAAATTCTGTTGGAATTCTCTCTGGTATTAACCTTAACTCCAGTCAGGCTTTCCTTGAACTCAATGTTGCAAAGGCAATTACAAACGCTCATACAGTTTACTGTATGTCTTGTTTGGATAACATTATTATTGTTGATGCTCGTTCTGGACAGTGTGATGTTAGAGTTTAAATATAGAATCATTCAATAAAATATAATCATATTATAAATAAGTATAATATGATAAGGGTTCAAAAAAATGAAACTCCTAATTTAAAACGCCCGAAGTTTAGCGTAGATGGAAAATTAGATGATAAACTAGATTCATTTCCACTTACAAGCTTAATGAATAAATCTACATTCACATGTTTTCTTGGTAGAGCAGGTTCAGGAAAAACTTCATTACTTACTGCATTTTTAAAAACACCAGCAATGTTTCATAAAGTCTTTAACCAGATATTTGTTTTTATGCCACCGGGTTCTCGCACATCAATGAAAGATAATTTCTTTGAAAAGCATATTTCACCACAACAACTATATGATGAATTAACATATAATAATTTAGCAGATTGTTATGAAAAAATTCAAAAGGCAGCAGAAGATGATGAAACATCTTTAGTAATTTTTGATGATGTCCAGAAGAGTCTTCGTGATAATCAAATACGTAAATTATTTTTATCTATGGTGAATAATCGTAGGCACGGAAAATTATCTATGTGGATTGCTTGTCAAAATTATAAGAGCGTTGAACCTAGTGTCCGTAATGGTTTAACAGATATATTCATATTCAAAATAAATAAGAAAGAGATGGAAACAATATATGATGAACACGTGGAACAGCATCAAGATAAGTTTATGGACATATTGAAATACTGTTTTAAAGAACCTCATTCATTTATGTATATTAATACAGGAAGTCAAAGGATATTTTCAAATTGGGATGAATTACTTTTAGAAGATGAAGAAGAGAAATAATATCTACAATGAATATATAATGCTCGGTCATAAAGGAAAACCCTCTGGACGATTTGGACAAAAAGGTGTTTCTACATTTTCACTAATTGGTGGATTACATAAAGGTCACGAAATGGGTGAAAAGAAAATTATGAAAGAAATGGTAGCTCAAGCCGCCAAGTATGGTTCACTTGAAAAGAAATAGATTTAGCGATTAATATCTAGTTATATCATATATGCCACGTAAAATAAAACAAAAACAGAAACAAAAACAAACGCAGAATGTTATTGTTAATATACATGAAAAGAAAGTTAAGAAGAGAAGGATTCATCGTAAGAAAGAACAATTACCATTACCTCCTTCAGTAGTATTAGGTTTACCAAAAGTTCCACCTATAGTTGTTCAATATACTGAACCTGCTTCATTAAGTTCTGCACCTGCTCCTACTGCTCCTGTTCCTGTTCCTCCTGCTCCTGCACGAGCAACATCAAGTATGTTTACAACACCAGCAAAAGAAACAATAAAAGAACCTGCTAAAATTATAAGTGCTTTTACAAGAATTCAAGAAGCACCTTCTCCAGCATCATCTATAAGTTGGATAGAACCTGTTGCTGAAGAACCAAGAAGAGTTCCTATATCAAAAAATCTACCGGTTGGTAGTATTGGTGAACCAGCATTCTTTCAACCTATTCGTTCATCAAGTGATATATTGAGAGAAGCTCCTTCTTCATTTGAAAATTTGATTCGGTCACCATCATCATCACGTGAAGAATTATCAGCAATTTTTAATCAACCACCATCACCTGAACCTCAATTTAAAGCACCAACACCAACACGAGGAGGAATTGTAGGTGGTGGGGTTGTTGCTTCTCGTGTTGCTGCTATAGAAAAGAAAGGGTCAGGAGAAAAAACAAAACAAGCGAGAGAAGTAAGACAAGCTCTACAATTATCACAACGAACTGGTGCAGATGTTAATGATACAGATTTATTAGATGGATTCTATGGAAACCTACCAAGTGGAAGAAGAAGAGTTCCAACTACTGAACAAAAAGCAAGATTAGAGAAATTAGGAAAACCATATATACCAAAAAAGAAGTAATAGTTAAACAAATACTTAATAAAAGTATATAAATATATAGTTATAACTATATATTTAATTTAAATTATAGTTATAATATGATTATTTATTACTTTTATATATAAACTACTTAAATAATTTAAATTATTTTAGTCTTTAGATGATTTTCTTATTATATTTATCTTTATAACTATAAATATAGTTTAATATATAGTTATAACTATATATTTATATACTTTTATTAAGTATTTATTTAACTTTTACTTATTGATTCACCATAGAAGACGATTCGCCCAAAAACCAGCTGAATCTTTTTTACCCAAATCCTTTTTATGTCTTATCTTATATAACTCTCTGCGTTTATCTGCGAATACTTTACCTTGTGTTTTTTGATATGTTGGATAATCTCCCATACCTAACGCTCCTATAGATGCAACTTTATTTCCATCTCTAAATACATCTATCTTCTTTCCTTTACGTGTTGATGGTTTCACTTCAACACCTAACTTCTTCGCCTGTGCTTTTGTATATGGTAATATATCATACATATAATATTATCATATTTTTAGTTCTGCTGGTTTATTTATTTGATTAGTTGGAGTTAATTTGAGAGATGCACCTGAACCTTCATCATCGCTTCCTCCTCCAGTCTGTATATCATCTAACCTTATTACACGGTGGATTCTAAATAATCCTCCACAAAAACTTAACTCATCTATGTTGGCTTTCAAACAAGCCTTGATAGCTAACACAACTATTGCACTTCCTGATGAAATCAAGAATGTCCAGAATACTTCTGTTAGCATATACATATAAGACTAAAATAATCTATCAATAAATCTTTGCATTTCATCAGTTGATTCTATAGTTTCGTGCTGGATTGTCGCTAACCATTCTTCGTGCTTATCATGAATATTTTGTAAGTATGATAATTGAATATCTTGTTCACCATCTCTATTTCTTATTCTTATTCTCTCCAAACAATCATCAGGATTTGAACGAAGATATACTATTTTATCAACTGGCATCATAAGTCCATTCGCCATATATTTTAAAATACTCCATTCAACTTCTCCAATAATTTTATCATCATATAACATCTTTCCAAATATAAGAATATTTGATATAGGACTACGTTCAATAATAACAGTATCTTTGTTTGATAATCTTTGAATCTCTCCCATCATATTGTAAGTTATTGTTAAGAAAGTAAGAACCTGAAATGACATTGCATATTTAGATTTATTTTCATAGAATAATTCCAAAATATTTTTCTCTCCTTCTTTTATTTTTTCCCATATGTCTAAAGATTCAGGAATGATATGTATATGTTTATTGTTATCTTGAATAGCACGTTTTTGGATTCTTTCTAAAAGCATTGATTTCCCAGCTCCAATATTTCCTTCAATAGAAATTATAGGCATTCTATAATTTATATTTAGATTAAATTATGCGAACCAATATCGCATCGGTTTTTCAGGACTCTTTTTATGTTCACTTATTGCTATTGCAATACGCTGACGCATAGCACGTTGCTTCGTTATTGGTTTCTTTGAAAATACTTGTCCTGTTGTTATATCTTTCACTACGAAGCCATGCTGTTTCTTTTCTATTTTAAATGGCATATATACTATTAAAATATATTATGCTATTCTTGTATATTGAACATAACTACTTGGAGTTGATGGATTAGAAATCGTAAGTGTTCCTGAACCTGCTCCCCAAGCATCAAGTGTTATACTATGACTTGTAGATGTAACTGCTATAACTACACTTGAACCTGTGCTAATATTAAACCCTGATATTCCATAACAAGCAGTAGAACATTTCTCTGCTGAATTATATTTTAAAATAGCGGTGACTACTAAACCATTAGTAGTAATAGCACCGAAAATATTATAACTAACAATATAAATTCCAATAGCAGGTAATGTAAAAGTGCTCATTAATTTTGGACTGCCTGATGTATTTGCTGATGTAATAGTTCCCGGTGTCATACCAAATGAATTAGTATAACCTAATTGAGAACTGATTTGCACAGTTGATGTTCCTAATGAAATTGTATCTACTGTTGGATTTGTTAATACAGGAGTGGTTAATGTTTTATTTGTAAATGTCTGTGCACTGTTTAATAATGCGAATGTATCATTCACGTTTGGCTGTGGAACAATTAAAGTTCTCTGTTGAATAAAACTTGTAGGTTGTGCTCCATTATAGAAACTATATAGAGTCGTTGGAAAATAAGTTATTGTAAGCGGTGCTGATAACGAAAATGTCTGCGGTTGATAAATAGAATATGTAGTTGGTGTAAATGATGTATATGATGAACTAGCATATTTGAAATCACTTACTGGATTATAAAGATAGATTGTTTGCTCTGGAATTATACTATAACTAGTTGGAGTAAAGGCATCTGTATTATTTACTGTAGGACTATATACTTGAAACGAATCATTCCTATAAATATTAACAGTTGAACCAGATGAGAAAGCCACGTCAACTGGTGCTATAAAAGTAGTTACCCAACTCCTATGATTAAATGTAACTCCATAATAAGTTCCAATTGCATCTGTATATGTTGTTACTGTTGCTACTGTCGCACCAGTCGTATATTGTGGATATGCATAGAAATCAACGAAATCTCCTACTGATATTAATGGAACAGATGATAATGTTTTTTGAACATATATTATTGTCTTTGTTGAAACAGCTCTACTAGATGCCACTAGTGTATATGTCTTTATATCGCTACTTACATATGCAGGGTCTGCATTAGCACTATTTAATGTTGTTAATGCATATGCTCCTGTTGCAATTTGTGATGAAAACCAAGCATTCTTTAATTCGTTCTTTGCAGTTCCATCTACAATTTCTACTATGCTTCCTAATGCCAGAGCATTTATGGTGGTTCGTTGAGCATCTGTAATATTTAAAAATAAAAGTCCATTACTACTTACATATCCAGTTATAGCTATTACAACTGGGGTATTTGTAACCAGAGTTTGATTCTTATATGTCATGGTTGCTCTACTGTATCCACCAACTGCTGTAGCTATAACGAAGCCTCCATTATTGTATGTTGTTATATTTGAATTATAAGCATATCCATTTACTACTGGTGCATATTGATAATATAAATAATTCGTTGTTCCTGATTTATATATTCTACCATTCACTAATGTTGGTGTTAATGCTGGAATATATGAATTTGCTATTGTCAATTCACAATCATTGGCTGTTCCTCCAGTTGCTGTAATATATGCACCAAATTTATTGGATTCTGTTCTCGTATATAAAAGACTGCCATTTGTAAATAAACTTCCTGCTACTGCATTATATATTATTCTTGTAGCACTTATAGGATATACTGTCTTCGCTGTTATATATGCTGTTGCCTGTGTTGATGATGCAAATAAAGTAGAATACTGATGATATGTATCACTTGTTCCCGGCGTTCCTGTTGTTACAAAAACACTTAATTGTGGTGCAAATGCTCCATAGAAATAAGTTCTTGCTGGAAGTGGAACAGTTGTAACAAAAAATCTTGTTGTTCCATTATACAGAATTATTCCCGTTGTTGTATCTGTTAAAGTTGGAGTTTGAGTTCCCGATATAGTAAGTGTTTTGACAAATGAATCTGTTGCTGTTATATAAGGTTTTACACCATTAAACCCACCTCCTGTTATAAATTGTCCAACAGATACAGTAAAATTTTGTGTAGGTTCTATTTGAAATGTATTTGCATCTTTTATATAACCTAATCTCGCAATTGTATATGTGGCTGGTATTAAACCTGAACTCGTTACAGTTCCATTAGTTGTATTTACAGCTGTAATTCTTGCACCTGCTTGATGCCCAATAAATTCTCCCACTACTGGTGTCACTGCGGTTGAATAATAAAATAAAGTTGATGATAAAGCTACTCCTGTGAAAGCCACAGCTGTTGCTGGAACAGGAGTTCCTACACCTGTTAATCCATATGTATTTGTAGAAGATAAAGTAGATACCCTTGTATATCCTGCTGAACCTGAAGTCAGCCCAGTTCCTTGTAAGAAATTATTAACGGTTAATGTTGTTCCTGATTCTACAATTATATTCGTTGATTTTATATAACCATTAAATGTAGTATTCGCAGATTGTGTGGTTGTATTTGCTAGAGTGAATTGATAAGAACTTGCTGTATAAGCACTTATACGATTAAGAACTGTAGGGATTCCTGTTCCCTCTACAAAATTATTTACTGCAAATTGTGTATTATTATTTGTAATTATTACACCAGTAGTAGATGGAGAATATCCCTGAACAGTTCCAGAAGCACCTTGTGAAGTAACCGTGCCATTTGATAATGTAATTGTATTATTTACTGCGCTAAAAGCAGATACTGTAGTTCCCTTACTGAAATCACTTGATAATCCTGAATCACGAATAAATTGATTTACTGCTACAGAAGTTGTTGTTACTACATTTAATTGAGTTGGACTATAAGCATAACCTGTAACAGTAACGGCAATTGTTGTTGGGCTATTTGTTGCTCCAAGAATTGTAGCATATTTTGGAGTTATTAAAGTATCTATTTGCGAAGTGGTTGCACCTGAACCAAATAATGTTCCTAATGGTGGCATTGAATTTGAAATTAATCTACTCAAACTATCATATACTCCTGTAGTCGTTGTTCCAGTTACTGTTGTTAAACATGCTCCTTGTAATGTTATTGTTTTATTAGTAGCATTTAAAGATGCAACATATGGAGTTATAGCAGATGTTGTTGGAACACATACATCATTTACAATAACTGATTTATATCCTTGTGTTTGAATTACAGAGGTTGAACTTGCATATCCATATACTTGTTTTGTAGTAAGAGCTGTTGGAACTGAACCAAATGCTGGACTGAATGTTACGATTTTATTTGTTGTATCAATAGCACTTATTAGAGAACCTGTTGAACCTACATTTGTTATTCCTGCCGCATATTGTGATGGTGAAATATAATCTCCTACTGCTGGAGTAGAAATTGCTACTACATATGCTAATTGTGTGCTACTTATTGGTGCACCTTGAAGAATTCCAGTTGTTGGTAAAATAAAAATACCCGGTGATAATAATTCCAATTTGTTTGTAGAAGTTAAATTTTTGACAGTTATATTATTATTCACTGTTTCATTCTGCGTTGTCAGTAATGTATTTACAGTTGCATTTTCAGTTGTAAGTAAACCAGTTAATGTTAGATTCGTTGTATTAATACTGGCTGGTAAAGTGAATGTTCCATTTATTACTACATTATTAAATGTAGCATTTGATACATCTGTTATTCCATTTGTAAAAATTGTTTTGTTAGTTAGTGTCTGGATTGAATCAGTAATAACTACATTAGATTTTAATGCTGAATTACTAATAGAATTAGATGGTAATGTTACTGTTCCATTTGCTACAAAATTATTAACAGAAATAGTTGTTGCTGGTGTATAAGCCGTATTTTGATTTGTTAAATCTGTAAATTGAATATTCCCATTTAAAAATATATTGCCTGTTGTTGTTATTCCTTTTATAGATAGATTATTTGATATATCTACATTATTAAATGAAATATCTGTTGGAATAGTTGTATTAAAACCTGCTGTTGTTTGAATAGTCCCGTCTGGAAATTTAAGAAATGCTCCATTCTTCAGTGTTATATTATTACTTATATCAACATACTGTGAATCATGAACTATAAAATTT